ACTGCCCATCCCATCGGGTTTGTCCACTTCTGGAATTCCTTCATTAATTTCCATGTGCGCGGTAGCGTCTCAGAGATCGCGTTTATGTTGTCGAAAAAGTTCTTCTTAAACTTCGCCATGTTCGACGCCGATTTATCGAATCCCGCGTCGAGTGTTGCAAAGAATTCGCGTGACGCCGTGTTAGCCGCGTCCACCATTGCGGTATCAACTTCGGTGATCGTCAACCCCATCTTGTCAAGCTTCAGGCGGGACCGTTCGATAGCGTCCACGTTGCCGACGATTTCCGCCATGTCGATCCAGCTTTTGCCAAATAGATCGGACATTGCCTTTGCCCGGTCGAACGCGGTGGGTAGTTTGTTGATCTGTTTTGCAACGGTCTCAAATGCCCTCACGGAGTCCATCTGTCGCAATTGCGCCGGGTCAAGGCCCAACTGCCGGAACGCCTTTGCTCCTGAATCGTCGCCGAGCGCCTTTGTCATTCTCGCAATGGCCGCGGTGGTCTTCTCCATGTCGTTACCCGCGCCGGCCGTCGCCATGCGTAGCGCGTTGAAGTCCTTCACGCTTGCCCCGAGCGCCGCGCTCATATCGCCGATGTTCTCGACTGTGTCGAAACTGCGATCCAGTTTCATCATGGCCGCGCTCAGGGTTGCGCCAACCGAAACCATTCCGCCCACGCGCCCCATGAAACTATCGAGAATACTGTTAGACGAAGACACCGATGCGCTGAACGCCTTTACGGGTCCTGTCGCCGATTTCATGCCCTTGTTGAAAGGTGCTGTATTGGCGGTTAATTGAACGGCCAAGCTCGCTATCGATGCCATTAGTGGCGCGCCTCGAATATTTGGTTGTGCATTACTACCATTGCCTCTACCGCATTAAACATTTCGTCGTCTGTCATGCGGCGCTTATTGCCAATGCTGGAAAACATGAAGTCTTCAAACTTCGGTGGACGCCCTTTGCGGAACGGAGCGGCCGCCGCTACAGTCGATGCTATTGCCGCTGCGTGCATGTTGTCGCGCTCACTTCCAAACGGTTCGATCTTGTAGTACGCCATCCAGTCGCGCAGTTCTTGGCTTGTCAGACGGTCCTTCAACTCTTCCACCGTCGCGCCCAATGCCAGCGCGAGCCGGTGGTAGAAAATCGCTACTGGATCGCTTCGGAGTTTTTTTCCGCATCCTCAATGGACTCTTCCGTCATTCCATTGATGCGCATAGCAACCTTAACGACGCGCGTCATGGCCGCGGCTGACTTCTCTTCCAGCGCCGGAATGTCTGCGGCATCAAACAAGTCTTTGCCGTCGTCGTCACACGCGAGCATCGCCACGAGGTATGCGCGGTATCCCACGTTGCTGTTTTTGAATCGGTTTTCAAGATTGTCGCGTTCGCGCGCAGTCATCACGCGCACATTCACGTGCCCGCCCCATTCCGGCACGTCTACGCACTCCCACTTCTTGGCGTCGCCACGTTTCAAAATGTCGTCTTTCGTCAAACAAGCCATTTGTCTTTGCCCTTTTGTTTACGGTTACGACCAAGCGCCTGTTACCTTGAACGTCGCGCTCATTGTCATCTTGCCTTCCAGCGGCGCGTTTATTTGGCATGACGTCAAAAACATGCTCGCGCTGCGGCTTGCCGAGTTCGGATACGCGATAGTGCCGGTTGCCGCGTTGCCAAACGTCGGGACAGTACCGTCGCTTTCCAGTTCCAGCGTCACTTCGCCGGGATCGCGTAAGCTGGCCGGGGTGAATTCGTGCCAGGTGGATGTGTCCATCTTGCTGGCCTCAATCGACTCGCGCGTGATCGGGCCGATGTCGATATTGAGAAGTTTGTATGTGAACCCCGAGTACGTGAATGTCGTACCGGTCGCTACTACGCACGTTACTGCCATTGTTTAGCTCCTATGCACCGGCAAACGCCGGAATCGATTCCTGGTACCCAACCTTCCAATCCTGAATCACACGAAACCGCCCTTTTTGCGAACCGTCTATCGGCGGATCGTAGTCGTCTATCTCAAGTTCCAAATTGCAATGAACTACCCGCACGAGATCGCTCGCGACAGTTACGTCGCCGCGAAAACCATCGAGCGCGTTGCGCGCCGCGTTGCTCAAAATCTTTACTGCCTCGTAGTCAACGCCGATCAGGTCAAGCTGCACGCGCGAAAAGCACACGCCGGATGCTCCGTTAAGATGGTGCTCGCGAACCTTGTCCACCGCGCGATACACGATGTATGGCAATGTGTTGGTGGCACTCGCGGATGGTGCTGTGTGAGGCCAGATGCGCTGGCCCACAAGCGCCGTGATCGCGCTTACCGATAGCAGCCGCGTGCGTATGGCTTGCTCGCCGGTCATTTGCGCTTCGCCTCGCGAATAACGCCCGCGGCGAGTTCGCTTTTCATGATTTGCTTACTACGATTTATATTGCCGTCGAAGGCTGGTCGCATAAATGGTTGCGCGGCGCTTCCTGGGTGCTCATACGCTCCGTCTTTCATGTCAACCAAAATCATGTGGGCGCTTGTGCCAAATTCAACAAGATGTCCGTACTTCACCGGATCGCGTTTCGTCTTGCGCTTACCGAGCGGCGTTTCGCGTTCGATGCTTATGGCGAAGCCGGTGCGTGGGCCAACAAGTGTCACGATGCGACCGGCGCGGGGATATTTCTTTTGTTTCACGCCGATGCTTTTACGTAATTGTCCTGTGTCTGTCGGCGCAAGTTGCTTTGCCGTTTTAACTACCGGCGTAAAAGCCTTTCGGCTCGCCTGTGACACAACACGCTTATAAACACGGCCGCCCAACTCGCCGAGTTTTTTGATTAACTCTTTGTCGCCGACGACAGACATATGGACAAACTTGCGCGTCATTAGTCCGTCATCTCCTTGCACATCAAAACCATCTTGCGCCCGCGTTCTTCGACGTTGATCGGCGGCTGCGCAATATGAAACGTGCGGCCTTCATGCGAAAGACGCCAAGAGCTTTTTAGGTCTGCTATCGATCGGATCGTGATCATGTGCGTTACATCGCCCTGTATCTGCATCGAAGCAAATCGCTCATTGCCTGCAATCGGCTCAATTGCGGCCCATACGGTTTCGCGCGGGACCCACGTTTCCGTCTGGTCGCCAGTCGATTCCTTCGTCGTCTGCGTCAACTGTTGCACGGTGACGCGGTGCGGCAATTTGCCCGCTGCTATCGCGTATGCCGTTGGCATCGGTTAGCCTGCCGCAATACCGATCAGCAGATATTGCGATCCGGTTCCCGACAGGTCCCACGTCTTTGCGCTGGAACCAACGTCCGGCGCTCCTTCCGGGATATACAGAGAGAGTTGAGCGCCGGACGGAATAGTCACTGTCCACCCGTTGCCCAGGAGTTCGTGACCGTTAGACGCCCCTTCGCCGATTGTGATGCTGTTTGCGTTTGCAGTCGGGTTTTTGAAAATGACCGCCTGCACCTTCAGCCCGTTCAACGTGACGGCCTCGCCCAGCGTTCCCGTCAGGCTCGTGAGATCGACTGTGCCCGTACCGCCGCTCAACGCCTTCTTGATGACCTGCACGGCCGTCATCGGCACGCTGGTATCCGGTAGCGAGATTTCCAGATTCAGCCCGTTGTGCGTAATCGTGTTGCCGCCCGCGCTATTCGCCGAAGTGCCTGGTAGGCTGGTCGTATCGAATATCTGTCCGAGCGTAAGGCTTTGCGTAACCTGCGCGCTTGCTGTATAGGCCATGTGTAAATACTCCCTTTAGTAAAATTCAGGCGCTGCAAAAGTCGCGATAAGCGCATCAACGGCATACGGCACGACGCCCATCGAACCCGCAACCACCGGCTCACGATTGAGATACCAATTCGCCACAAGCATCTTGATAGCGTGCTTTGCTGTATCGGGAACATCTGTTGCGGCCGCTCCGTAGCCAGCGGTAAACGCAATCTCTACGGCGTTTGGCCTTTGCGCCTGAACGACCGGCCACACATACGTATCAATGGGAACGATTTCACCGTAAAGCGGCGTAATATCAACGCGATAATTGGAAGATGAAATTGTCTGCTGTGTGCCGCCCGTGTCGTAATACTTCACCGATTGCACGGCAATTAGCGGCCCCTTATCGAGCCGAATGCTGCCTGTAGACGATCCAAACAAATAGCCATCGAGGCGGTACGCCGTGGTGATCAACGTCCGCTTGCTCCGCTTTTCGCAATAAATGCGCGCCGCGGTAATCAACGAGGCAAACAGGCCATCTTCGACGGATTGATCGACGTGGCAATACAGCTTTGCATCCGAAACCGATACCGGTTCCACAGCTGGCGCTGTAGTGATCGCGTACACTTACCGCGCGGCCTTCTTTTTGTTTGCCACAAGCTGCGGAATGCTTTGCTTGGCCGCATTGACCAGCCGCGCAACGCCACGCGCGAGATATGCCTCGCCTACACCGGCGTCAACGTCTTTGATTTGGCCTTTCAGGTTTCCGCGCCAGTCTTGAATAAATTCGAGCGTCATATTGCTACCGCCTCTTCTTTTGCAGGTTCTTGTTCTATTGGTTCCGTTGCAACAATCGCGTTCACGTCCAGGCAATTGCCGTGCTTGCGGTGCTTGCTGTTCCACCAGTCCTGAACGTGCATTTGTTTGAACGCCAGATCGTCGTCCATGTAGCTCACCATCACTTCGAGATGGCCGATACGCACATCGGGCGCGATGTAAAGCGTGCGCCCGTGCTTTTCCCATTCGCGCCAGAAGTAAATGTCGGCATCGACGCGATCGTCGTCGGACCACGAACCGCTGGCGCTGGGCTGGTCCCAAAACCACGGCTTCGGCAATTCTTTCAATCGTTCAAGACGGATAAGCGTCAGGCCAAAGTGTGCGGTGCGCGCCTTAAACGGCGTCTTCATATCGGTTTCAACGCCTGATTCGCCGTTGGAACAAAGCACTTGCTGGCAGCCGCGGCGGGTTTGTAGCGCGGAAACCGCGTCGATGTGGGGGTTTTCGCCCATAATCTCGAACAGGCGCGAAATGTCCCGGCTTGTAAACATCGAGTCGTAATCGAGGGTCAGCGCCCAATCGACATCGATCGCAATCAGCCGTTCTATAACGGTCTGGATGTTATGGCCCCAAAATGCGCCGGTGTGCCGGTGTAGCGGAATGTTCCACGGACGCAACGCCTCTTCAACGCATCCCCAATGATCGTTCCATCCAATGCGCGGCACACCAATGCACGCGGCGATCTTGATGTCGCGCGATTCTTTGAACGCGCCAAGGTTTTGCACCACCGCGTCTGGCGTTTCGTCGTGCGTCTTTCCGTTGCCGTTGGAACTCACTTTGTATCCTTCAAGGTTGAGCGATATGGGCAGGCTTGCACTGTCGATGCACCCGCCATCCCATGGCGCGATGTCTACAAATCCCGCGCGCTGCATGTACGCGGTTAAAATCGCTTTCGTGAAGCAGCTTTTGTGGAAATCGTTCTCGTTGATTTGCCCGCCCATCAGGTAGAAGTGCCAGCCCGGGTCGTGGCGGCTATTGAGAATTCGATCCACGTCAGGCACCGCGATCCGTACCCGTCCACCCGGCTTTAGCTTTTCGTACCAGTCTTTAAGCGCGGACATCACGTCGCTGAAGCTCAGGTGTTCCAGCATGTGGGCGCAGCGAATTTCTTCGATGCTGTTTGGCTGGAAAGGCAGAGGGAATGCTTCTTGCCCGAATTTGCGATCTATCGGCAGGAAGCCCTCGATCTTGGTGTCGCCTGCTCCGATATTCAATTTCATGTTGTGGGTGCCGGGGACGGCGCAGTGCAAACACCGTCCCCGGCTTGGCCTTATGCGATCACGACTACGTCGTTGGTGGAACCAACCAATCCGGTCGTGGATGCAGCGTCGTTGTCGCCGCCGTAAAGCGTGACGATGGCGCCGCCATGCGTAACCAGATCATTCGTGGTGTGCGTTGCCGCCGTGACGGTGAACTTCAAGTAGCGTTTGCCACTCTTGTTGTCGATGTCGTACCGCAGCTCGTGCGCGTTCACGAGGTCTTCCGTGCGATTCGCGACTACGGTCGCGTAGTTCGTAGCGTCCGTGGTGTCGGAAAGCAGCACGCTTACCGTGGGGTTTACTGCGTTTGTGTTGACTTCTGCGGCGAAGTTCAGGCGCAGCGTGGCAAAGGCATAGCCCTTGATGTCCACGGTCGCGCTCGCCGTTCCGCCGGCGGAAATCGACGCGGGAGCCAGCATGACTTTGTCGATCGCTCGTTGATTCTGTCTCATTGCTGATCTCCGGTTAGGACACAGTCAACAGGCCAATAACGGAGCCTGCTGCTGTCGTGTCGGGCGAGTGGACGCCAATGTCGAAGCGTTCCCACGCGCGTACCGCGGTTTCGTTGTTCTCGAACATGGATTCGGAATTGATGACCGCCGAATCGCTGAACGCGATGGAGGTCCCGCGACGATCGCCAAACATGGCCGCTTGGCGAAGATCGCCAAGGAAGCAAACCACCTCGGCGGTGCCTTGCGCGCTCGGCAACACCTGCGACACGCGCACGGGGTAGCCGAGGAAGGGCTGTGGCGAACCGCCGGACAAATCGCGGACCGCGTTACCGCCAGCCGCGTACTCGACGCGCTGGATAACCGACCCGTAGAACGATTTGTGGCAGTACCACGCCGTGTTGCCCGTGTCCGCATACTGCGGAAGCAAGCCAACCATGCTGTTGAAGTTGGCGAGCGTGATACCCGACCACGCGGCCGCGGTGCCTGATGCGCCAGACACAAGCCCGCTGGTAGACGCCGTGACCTTGGTTTTCAACCCGACGATGCCGCCGTAGGTGCTCGTGCCGTCGCCGTTGAACCCGCAGTTGTCTTCTTTGTTGGCAAACGCATAGGCCATTTCACCGGCTAACGCATCGCCCACGCTGATAACGGCGTCGTCACTGAGTTGATTGCTCATGCGCGCCATGACGTACAGGTCTTTCGCTACGAGGTTTACGCGATCCCATGTCATGTTTGATTCGGTGATCGCGGCACCTTCGTTCACGAAATACGCCGTCAGTCCCGTTTTCCGGCGCGGGCGCGTGAAGGTTTCGCTCGACATAGGGACCACCTCGGCGTACTGGCGAAATACGCCGTACTGCTCTTTGAGGTCGATCATCATGTTGTCGAACTGTTCGGGCACCAGGTAGCCGCCGTTCCAGTTGACGCCTTCCTGTTGTGCCGTAGCGTTGAAGACGTAACCGTTCTCTGCGCACCACTGCTGGGCCTTCTTGTGTCCGCGCGCGGCGAACACAAAAATGCCGAAGCGGTAGGCGAGGTCTTCCCTCTCCTGCGCGGTGTAGCGGGCCACGCCGGAAAGGTGCTTCAATTGGCAGCGCCGGCGGGGAAATTCGATCTTCGGCACGTCGAACTGATCGGACGCGACCGGCATATTCACCGGCTGTCCGGGGTTGGCCCTGCGAACGGGCTTGTTGAGGGTTGCGAGTTTCTCGCGGGCAGATGCCAGCGCCGCTTCGTCCGCTTCGGCCTTGTCGCACGCGGCCGTCAATTCCTGCGACTCTTTCAAAAGGGCGTCAAACTTGACCGCTTCATCTTCGGCCAGTTCCCGCTCTTTCGATACCGCCGCAAGCGCGTCAATATCGGCGAGGCAAGCCGCGAGCTTATCGCGTAAGGCTTGCAAAGTGTTCATGTTGTTTACTTTCCGTGGTGAGGCATCCACGGCGGGAGGTAGGCGCAAATAAGAAAAGCGCGGCCAATGCCGCGGATACCGGGTTAGGGTTTCCGGGAATCGGCCGCGCTAATTCTCTGATTAGCTATCGACTGATGTCGTATCGCTCTTGCCGTGACGGCTCTGCGTCACAGGCTCAAGCGGTAGTATGTCAAGTCAAACCGTACCACAATGGAACGGTTCTGTCAAGAGGCTTTCAAATGGTGTCCTGCGCTAATGCGTGCCAGTGCCGCCGTGATCGCAAACTTCCGGCGCGGCTGCATGCTTTCTATGGCCTCGTCAAACGATTGCACCCGGTCAATAAGGCCGAGCTTGCGGGCTTCCTGCGCGCTGAATACGCGGCCATCCGACGCCGCCTCGAGTTGCTCGCGGGAAATGCCGGACCGCCCCCGCACGATTGCGGCCTGAAAATGCCGGTTCATATCGTCCACCCGCTCCTGCACATAGGCTAGTTGCGCTTCAGTGATCGGGGTGCCGGATTCCATGGCGCCTTTCATTGGGCCCGTGCTCACCACATGGACCTTTACGCCTTCCGCCGCAACCTTCGCGCTGGTATCTTCCAGAACGGCATAAACGCCGATGCTGCCCACTTCCGCCGCTGGCCCCGCGGTGATTTTCCGCGCCTGGCTTGCAATCCAGTAGGCGGCGCTCGCCCCGAGGTCGTCAATGTGGGCGTGTACAGGCTTCACGGCATTTGCCCTCGCAATGTCCCGCGCCAGTTCGTCCGTTCCGGCCACGGTTCCACCCGGGGAATCCACCACAAGCATCATACTTTTAACGGCGTCATCCTGAATGGCCGCGCGTATCGCTTTGCGTATCTGCACGGTATTGGCTCCGCCGAACTTGCTTTCGCCCTTCATCATTGGACCACTAACCGGCACGATCGCCACACCGTTGGCGACTTCGTATAGCGCTTCTTCGTAGTCGCGCCCGCGTGTGCGTGCCTGTATATCCGGCAAGGCGTGCCCGTTGCGCACTGCGTGAAGCGCGGCAAACCACAGCGGCCAGCGTTCTAATCCGTGTTCCGTCATAGCCCATGCGCCAAGATGCCTGGATAAGCATTTTTGTGTGTGCATTACGCCGCAATCCTTTCACACAACCCGAGCGCGATACCCGCCAGGTCATTTGCTGATTTGTTTAACTCGCGTGTCATCCACGATTCCATGGTGCGCTCGACGCCCTGCGGGAAGTCGCAGATCGTCACTTGCGCGATCTTCGCCTCTATGCTCATCTGGATATACGCGCGCACTTGCACGTCGATTCTCGGGTCCTTACGTTCCCCGCCGAGCATAGCGACAAGCGCGCCTGCCGCCGGTTCCATTGCCACGCGCATCTGGTCTGCGTGTTCGATGTAGAACCGCTGCACGGTATTCAAAAACTTCGCGCGATCATCGAAGTGTTTCTGCGCCGCCCGGCTTACCGCATTCACTTCCTTACGGGCCAATGGTTCCAAAATGGTTTCGATCGCCTCGATATACGATGCCGCGATCGCTTGCGAGTTGCGCGGGCGTCCACCTTTATCGCGCGGCATATCTGGATCGGGCGCATCCGTCACGGGCGCATTTGGCTGCGCCTGTGGTTGTTTCGGTTGCTCTTGCGCCTTACGCGCCTCGGGTGTCTGCGGGCGCAGGTTCATCGTGATATACGAAATGTCGCCTTCGGGACCGATGCCCGGCATGTCTTCGAGCGCAAGTATCTGGTTCGGCTTCATGCCGAGTTGTACCATTTTAAGGTAGTAATCCGATCGCGCCGCTTCGTCGCCGCGCAGCAGTCCCATGACGTTGTGCTTGGTGTACAGCGAATCGTCGTCGCTGAATAGTTTGCGGTCGTATTCTTGTTCGCAACGCACCAGCCAAGGCATCAGGCAATCAATCACGTATTCGCGCGCCTGGTGCTCAATGTTTGTGAACGTCGCGCGCAGTAGGTGCCCAATCTTATGTAGCGGCATGCGGTAGATACGCGCGATTTCTTCCACGTCGAATTGGCGTTGTTCGATAAGCTGCGCCTTCTCTGGGTCAATCGCAAGCTGCGTGAAGGTCATGCCCTCTTCGAGAATCATCAATTTACCCGCGTTTTTACTGCCGCCGTGACGCTCCTCGAAGCTGTTGCGCAAATGTTTCAGCGCATCGTCGCCAAGCGCGCCGGGATGTTGTAACACGCCGCCGATAAATAACCCGTTGTTCCACATCGAACCGGTGACTTTCAGGTTCGCCATCACGGTTCCGAGCAGTTCACGGAAGATCATCGCAAGCGGATAACCGCGGCGGCCATCGAAGCCAAGCCCGTGCAGATGGAGAATATTGGCCGGCGAGAAGTCCACCGTTGTATTTGTTTCCCGGTCCGAATAGCGGTAAAAGTATCGTCCGTTTTCGCGCTTGGGTGTCACGCGCGTAGGGTCTAGTGGGTAAAATTCCACGTTGCCTCCGGTGGATCGCGCAATCTCTAAATAGCCGTCGCCGAACCCGAGCGCGTGTTGCACCCATGTTTCGCGCAAAGCGAATGGCGTCATTTCCTCATTAGGACGACGCAGCGCGCGGGCCACTGGATTATCGTATTGTTGTTCCCTGCTTTTGTCGTCGCGCTCGTAAATGCCGAGTGGCAACTTGGCGATGTCTTCGCTGATGTTGCGGATACATGCGAACCACGCGGCAATTTGCAGTACGCTCGCGTCTGATATGCGCTCGCCGGAAGTTGTCATGTATGCGTGCGAGTATGGTCCGCCGACGATTTGTGACCAGTTCCCACCGAAGTCTGGGAATCCGTTGCGGTTCCCGCTTTCGCTACTTGCGCTTGGGAATAGCGTGCGCACTACTGTAGAGAGCATGCAGTTCTCCAATGAGTACTTGCAGCAGGACTATGCCGCCAACGGCAATGGGTGCAAGTGGTGGATAGATGAAGTAAACGCCAAACCCGATCGATGCCACTGCGAAGAGCCAAAAGAAAAATCGCGCGGTGCTCATAGTGTAATCGCTCCGCGCGTCTCATAGACACTCTTCGTTCTCCCCAACTTGCCCGCCATACCGATACCGATCGCCATGATGTCGGCGACAACCGCGTCGATTTTGTTCTGGCTCTTAAACTTCGCGGGCATGCATCCGTCGTTCTTGTCCTCATACAACATCAAGTTCGATGCGTTCCATTTTAGCACAGGATCGCCTCCATTTTTCAATAGGCCAGCATTGATTAGCCGTAAATATTCCCGCGTAGGCGCGGTAAATGCGGCGGTTGATTGCGGGAATTCGATGATCTTGATGCCCTGCTTGCCGAGCCATTGGGCCGTTTCCGCTCCCTGAAACTTGCGATCTACCGCCAATTGCATGATGCGGTAATGTTTGGCGATCGCCATGATGTCCGCGCGTACCCGCTCGTAGTCGGTTTCGTTGCCGTCCGTGAGCACCACATAGCCTTGATTCGCCCATGTAAGGTATGGAATTTGCTCCTTTCGCTCACGCTCGACGGCCCTGTCTCTCGGTATCCAGCAGATACCAAACCCGTCATAACTACCGTCTTCGTTCGGGAACCGCAGACGGAAGGCTGTCAAGTCGGAAGTTGCCCCGAGGTCCAATCCGCCCCACCCGTGCCGGCCGATAAGCTGCTCTTTCGTGGCCCCTGCGCCGCACTTCTCCCATCGGTCAATGGCGATCGCGGCGGTTTCCTGGTTGGTGCGAATGTTCAGATGGAGCCGCTTGAAGGTGTTCTCATAGCTTGGATCGTCTTGCGCCTTCTGACACTCCTCGCGCATGAACGCCTCGGACTTGGACCGGCCCATGTTGGGGTTGGCTTTTAACCACACCTTCGGGCTTTTCCAGTCATCCTCCGGGCGCGCTTCGTACAGAATTGGCAGGAATCGCGGGTTGGTAAATATCTGGTCCCGCACATTTTTGGCGATATTATGAATGCGGTTGCAAATGCTCGGGCGTTCAAAGTCCGATGTAGTGATATACCCGAACAAGGATTGCTTGCGCGCGCCGCGGGCGGATTGCAGCACTTCCACTAACTCGACGGAGCACACGTGTAGTTCGTCAATCAGCGCGCAGTAGGGATTCAGCCCGTGCTTTGTCTTGGGAATACCGCTGATATACTTCCAGATCGCCAGCGGGTCATCCTTCTTGACGATGCTGAACTGGTGGGCGTCCACCATTTGGGATAACTCTTCGTCGGCCAAGATGTTCTCTTTGCCGAGTTTCCATGTCTTGCTCGCCTGGTCCGCGTCTGCCGCCGCGCTGATAACCTGCATACCGGGCTCGTCGTCGAGAATGAATACACAGGTGCCGATACCCGCGATAAACAGTGTCTTGTTATTCTTGCGCGCGACCATCGCGAGAAACTCGGTATACCGCCGCGTGTCGTCCTCTTTGCTTTTCCATCCGAAAAGGTTCATCACGACCGGTACTTCCCACGGATTCAACTCGTAGGGTTGCCCGCCAAGTGGCCCCTCAAAATGCTTCAGGAACGTCGGGAAAAACTCGACGCGCCGCTCCGCCTCCTCTTCGTCAAAGTAATACTCATCCGAATTGAAAAATGGATCGTACTCCGGGATTTGCCGTAGGAGTTTTTTGAGAGCGCCTTTAGGCGTTGCTACCGCTGGCACGCTTCTTCCCCTGCAACAACCGAATCTTGTTATTGTTTCGCGGTTTTTCGTCAACCTTGATGCCCGTCCGCGCGCTCGGCGTCAGGCCGATCTGTGCTTCGATACGCAAGAGAATCTCGGCCAGCTTGGCGCACCGGGCGTCCAGCGATTCCTTCTGTTCCCGCGCAACCGCCGCCGCTCGTTCCGCGCACCGCTCCCGGTAGATACCCCACATCTCACAGTACCGCGTAAAGATGTTCCGGTCCGTCGCGCGCAACCAGCCAAGCAGCGGGCGGTAATGGTTCCAGCATTCCAGCGCGTCCTCATTCGTCAACCACGCCGGCGGCGATTCGATCATCGGCGCCGTGACTTCCGGCTCCGCAGTCCGCTCTTTTGCGCGCCAAGAAACGCGGGCCTCGAGTATCTTCGTGGGCGTCGGTGCTGGTCCGCGTTTACCCATTGGTGTACGCTCTCGTTACTTCTCGCAGCTGATATTGCGACTCCCTTAATTCGTTTTTCAGGGTGTTGATTATCCAAACCAAATCGTGGACTGTTACGGACTGGTATTCACATATCCATTGCGGAACAGTTTCACGCGCGCGGATTGCATCACACAATTTGTACCACTTGTCGTTGTAGCCGTAGTCTTCGCCTTTAACACTCCGCAACAAAGACTGGCGATCTTCGTCACCCATGCGCCAACTCCCCAAATATCCGGTCAATATCCCACTGCATCTGCCAGCCGGGATACCGCTGCCGAAACTTCGTCATGTCCGTAACCCACCATTTATGATCGCCCTTGCGCGGTTCATCCACGAATTCAACCTGCATCTTTTTGCCGCACGCTTCCTCGGCCTTCGCTATGGATTCCAACACCGATATGGCATTCGCCGGACCGCCGCCGATGTTGTAGACCGCGCCTGGCTCTGGGTCCGCGATGTACTCCCGCATGGCGCTTACTACGTCTTCGGCGTGGATGTTGTCGCGGACCTGCTTGCCGCCGTAGCCGTAGATGCGATACGGGATACCTTCCCGGCAACACTTCACGAGGTAGGCAAGGAATCCATGTTGCTCGGCCCCAGCATGCGCGCCACCCGTGAGACACCCACCGCGAAAACAAACCGTGTTCATCCCGAAGTAGCGGCCGTACTCCTGAACCATGATGTCCGCAGCCAGCTTGGAAGCGCCGAAGATTGAGTGCATTGACTGGTCAATTGGCACGCGCTCGTCCAGATATGTGCCGCGCGTCACCATTGCCATTGGCACCAATCCATCACATAAGCTTTCCAGCTTAGGCCCTGTGAATTGAGGAACAGGCTTGTCCCCATACACCTTGTTCGTGCTCATAAACACGAACGCCGCGCCAGGACAATACCGCCGGGTCATTTCTAGCAGGTTCAACGTGCCCACCGCGTTAATGTCGAAATCCGCGAACGGGTCAGACGCAGCCCAATCATGCGAAGGCTGCGCCGCACAATGAATCACGGCGGTTACGTGCGGACCATAGGCTTCAAATATCCCCTCGAGCCCCCGCCGATCCCGAATGTCGCAGTCCTGATGCTGATAGTTTTCGAGACATCGCAGCGCGTTAATCGTCGGCCGCGTGCTGGCCTCCTGCCCAAAAAAGGATTTGCGCATGTCGTTATCAATCCCCGCGACGCACCCGTGCACAGCAAACGACCGCGCCGCCGCAGACCCGATCAACCCGCCCGATCCCGTCACAATAACCATATGTTGACCTTTCTAAACCCATTATACGCCACATATTGGCGATATTTACCAGTATTTAGTGAATTTCAAAACCAAAACCCGTGAAAAAAGAAAGTC